AACGCATTTGTTCAAGCTTTGAGAAAGGAACTCGTTGTGTTCCTGTCATCTGACGAAGTTGTGCAAGCACCTGAGCAACAGGCTTATGGTCTTCCATAAGAGGATTGAAGTTTGCCTTAGTTAGCGTGTCTTCAGCATTAGACAACATATTCAATACGCTTTGAGGCTTAACAGCAATTCCTTGTGCATCAACAGTTTGATAGCTTCTCTGTGCCTGTGCTTTAATATCATCAATGGTAACAGGACTAACAGGACGTTCGCCCAGTTTAGCCCCTGCTTTAGCGCCTACAGTTCCCCCAAGAACACCAGCAACCATACCAGCAGCAACGCCTGCTAAAGGACTTCCTGTAATGTCTGTGGTTGTCTCACCAACAGCTTGTCCTGCTACGCCACCAAGACCAGCAGCACCAATTTGCTGTGGAAGGTTTGCAGCCAAAGGAGCGAGCATAGGAGAAAGCTGTGAAGCAGCCGCTTGGGAGCCTGCCCCTGCCATAGCCCCTGCGCCAGCCTGTACGGCCCTTTCAAGGCCTCCTTGAGCCTCTGGCAGCCCCATCTGTGTCATGAACTCCTGAAGGGCTACACTAGAGGGCTTAATAGCCTTTCCTGTAGCTAGGCTTGCAGCACCTGTAGCAAAGTCTGCCATAGCAGCAGGAATAGCCGTAAGCCCTGTAATGCCTGCACGAGCAGTGAGGCCTAGTTGACGTCCTACCTGACTTGTCATTGAAGGTTCTTGTGAGGCCTCTTGTGCAGGAGCCGCTTCGGGCGCAACGGGAGCAGGTTCACCAAGGCTTGCCTTAATCTTTGCAAGGGCTTCTTCGTTAGATAGGCCTTCTTTTAGTTCGTAGGTTTTACCCCCGTATTGATAAATAGGCATATATTCCTTAATCTAATTTAATAGGATTTTCAGCAGTTCCTGCGGCAGGTTTAGAAGAAAAGCCATAAGGCTCAACATTCTGTGACTTACGACGAGACTCAATACGAGCTTGTGTTTTTCCAGCAGCTTTAACAATAGCCTCTTGATAACGAGTGAGCGCTTCAAGGGTAGCTTTTGTGTCATTGCGTCCGTAAGAAGCAATAAGTGCCTGAGCAAAACGCAACACGTCTTTATCCGTTTGTACACCTTTTTCAGCTGATACTTGCAAATTAACAGCAGTGTCCACAGCGCTCTTCAAAGCTTCGTATGCACGGCTTTCGGGAGTTGAACGACCAGCAGCATTACGTGCAGCATACTCAGCATTCTTCAATGGGCCAAGTTCAAGGCTACGCACACCTGCTTTATTTGGCGTAAGATTTTGAATAGAAGGAGCCAATGCCTCTTGTTGTGCTGTATATGTGTCAATGGTTGCGAGGTCAGTTATTTCATCCTTCTGCAAACCGGGAGACAAGGGCTTATTCTCTTTAGTTGTTGTCTTTAGCGCTGCGACAAATTGAGCAAGCTCTTTACGGTTTTCAGCACGAGCTGCTTCTTTTTCTTTATCGTTTTTAGCATCTCTCAAATCAGATTCTAGTTTAGCAGCAAGACGTTCTTTCTGTAAAACAACAGCTTGGTCACGAGCAGCTTGTTTATCAGCCGACATTTGAACAACCTGCAACACCTTATCTGGACTGCCGTAACGCATCACCACTTTCATCATCTCTTCTTGACTTACATCAGCAGGAAGAGAAGCAAGCTTAGTGCGTAGTTCTTCATCTTGATCTATTTTATACTGAGCAGCACGAGCGGCAGCAGCTTCTTGAGCAGTTTTAGCCTGCACTTGACTAATATCTGCTTCACCTTTCTTCATTGTCTGAGCTTTATCAATAGCCATCTGTGCCTGCTGGGGCAACCCAGCTTCAGAGAACCGCTGCGCAAGAGCAGCCATGCCTTCAGCCGTTGTCTGATCTGCTCCCTGAAGCACAGAAGCAATCTTAGAAGCCTGCTGTTGCATAGGGTCTACACCGCCAAGCATTCCACCCACTGCTCCACCAAGCTTACTTACACCTGTATAAATACCAGAAGTGGCTTGCTCTTGTGGAGACATTTGAGCATACTGCTGTGCTCGTGCTTGCAACGCTTGGTCTTGTTGCATTTGGAGCTGCTCAGGAGAGACACCAAAGAGCCCTTGTACAATTGTTGTCATATTTTTCCTTAACGCCAAGAAGCAACATCTTGCTGATTAATTTGATAAGCTAGGTTAGCATCGCTTTGAATAGGAGCTTGTGGGTTCATCCAGTTCTGAATACCAGAAGTAAACTGTGGATTATTAGCCAAGGCAGCAGCTCCTGTAGCCCACGGACTGACGGCATTAGCAGTGTAGTTACGGTTTGCTGCGGCATTAGAGGCAGAAAGCAGCCCTTGAGCTCCTGCTTGGCTTCCTGTCATTGTTCGACCGGCTAACGTAGAGCTTAGTTCCAAAGGCTGTTGTGCAGCGCTTTCAAGGGTTTGAGCTAAACCAAACTGTGTCTTATATGGATTGTAGGCAGCACTTTGAAGGTCAATACCTGTACCCATCAAACCAGCACCATATTGAGCTTGTTGTTGTCCCATTTGTGTCGCTTGTCCTGCCAATTGAGCTTGTTGATTAGCTAGAGAATTGTAATATGCAGCTAGTTCTGGGTTTGCTGATTGCAGCCCACCGCCCTGAGCAACAGAGAAGCCTCCACGCCCTGTGTTCTGAAGCTGTTGTTGCAACGCTGCATAGGTTTGGTCTTGTCCGGGCTGAAGAATAGCCTGTTGTTGTTTCATCCATTGAGCAGCAGCCTCTTGAGGGCTTGTAGCGGCGTATTGAGCGCCTAGGTTGAACAACCCCTGCCCAGCCCCAGCATTAGCTCCTGCTTGATTTAAAGCACCACCAGCTCCTGACATAAGAAGGTCTTGTTGAGCTTTAAGCTCAGGAGACATTGTATAACCAGCAGCGCTTAAATCGCCACTAGGGCCATACTCAAACTGACTAGAACCAAAGCGAGTGGTGGTTCCAATTGGTTTAAATCTAGATGCTTCAGCAGCAATCTGAGCTGCTCGAACCTGTGCATCACCTGCTTGAGCAGCTGCGCTACGTTGTGAAGCCCCTCCAAGAAGGCCACCTGCCAACATTAGTCCACCTGTAATCCAAGGCATATTATTCCCCTTCTTTCTTAATTAAGACGTTATCAATTTCGTCTAAGTTTGTTTCTTCAGTGGCGTGTACACAAAACCATGCACTGTCTTCAATGGCGTACACAGAGTGGTTTACATTCTTAATAATGTTAATGCACGCAGGAGCTGTATATTCTTCTACAACATCGTTATCAAATAACACCCTCACCTTACCTTTAGCAAGAATGCTTAAGTGGTCATAGGTGTGTTTATGTTGTGTTGCAAAGAAACCAGCAGGTAGTTCAATTTGTTTAGCATAGATGCCATCAGAGAAGTGGTGTACAGTGGTTGCGTCCATGTTAACGAAGCTCAAACCATGTTTGTAATGAACAAGCGCCAGCTTCTATTTTGTATGTAGCTCCGACAGGAATAACAATTGTTGTAAGTTCCTGATATCCTGCATTAGCCGCATAGTCAACTTGAGTACCTACTTGTAAACCGCCAATCCATATTTGTGTACTAAATGCCCCAGCACCTGTGCTAATCATTGTTACAGCAAGCATGATAGGTTTTGACGTAGAATTGGTATATACCGTAGTTACTGCCCGCGAGCTGGTAACATCCTGCCATGTTTGTCCTATACCAATACCTCCTTCAACGTGTACATGGTCTTGCCGTGCATACTTCTTAGACGTTCCCACAGCAGCCGTGCCGTTAGCCAAAGGAGCTACCGTAGCTGCCTGAGCAACAACAAAGGCTGTAGTGGCTAGTTGCGTGGTATCGGTGTCTACAGCAGCCGTTGGGGCCGCAGGCACACCTGTAAACGTAGGGCTTTCTTTAGGAGCTTTAGCTGCGTTAATAGCAATAACTTCCGTAGCCAGTTCATTCTGCACCCAATTAGTAGTGGCAAGTTGAAAGCTAGAATCGTCTTGTGGGGGGTTTGCATTCCGTGAAGGTGAGCCCACAAACATAGGAGATGTAAGGTCTGCCTTTGTAGCAGAGGATGTAGCAATGTTATTAAACTCTGTATCAATTTCAGTGCCTTTGACAATCTTTAGGGGATTGCCAACAGCAAGGCTGTCCTTTGATGCAAAGTTTGTACTTTTCGTATAGTTTGTCATGTTGTTCCTTAAACAATCTTGCCATTTTTTGCCTGCACTTCAATCTTTTGAATGCTTAAAGCACTGCCGTTAATATCGCTCTCGAAGCCCATTTGAACCACTTTACCGCTACCTGTGGGGTATGCTGTTAGTGTTTGCAAAGCCACACCATCAGAATACCGTGAAGGAGCTGATTCAGAAGCAGGAAGATGTAAGAAATGGTCTCCAATGCCTGCATTTGTCATTGTAATTGCAGTTCCTCCTAGCGTTGCAGACACAGCAATTTCTAGTCCTACAAAGTTATTTACAATAAAATAATTAACATTTGGAAGAATACCGGCAGGAAGGATACCTGTAGTTGTAAAATATACAGATGCACCTACTGGCATCGTGTGGCCACCGGGGACGAACATATACGTAGGATCAAACCTGTCCCAAGCCGCTGGAAAACCAGAGGGATTAGAATATACTGCTACGCCGTAATAAGACTCTCCTTGTGAAGGAACACGTACATTCTGTGCATAATAGTTTCCTGAGAAATCATAAGCCCACTTCATCGTTACGGTTTGTGCAGTACCACCTACGACAACAACTCCAAGCTTCTTCAAGATTGATGTAACCGAAGGAGCACCAAAGTCTGTATGGTTTGTGAAATACTGAAAGCGATAGCTCACTTCGTTGTCCAAATACCCTGTGTATTTACCTACGTAAGCAACCTTCCCAATAAGCATTGAATTATCACGTAGCATACAGAAGGAAGTAGGCTCCATGCTATCCCATGTAGTGGCTTTAGAAGCACCGTCTGGTAGGGGATTCTTTATATCAAAACAATACACTGTCTTTAGTACAGGAAGCGTTAAGAGATAAAAGCCTTCAAAGGGATTATACACGCTTTTAATTGTTGTTAGGTTTTCACCTGCAACAGCGCTCATCAAGTCATTACGTACATTCTTGCTGAGGTCACGAAATGGAGCACTCTTCTCTTGAATGGTACGCATAACAGAGCGTAAGCCTGTATTCGACAAGAACAACACATCAGAGCCTGTGTATTGAATACTGTCACGAGCAATACAACCAATGCCTGTAATGGTGTCTGCAAGGGTCATAGCAGCCAGCGTAGAAGCGGGGCCAGTGATAAGAATGTTAGCGTTATTATACACTAAAATATTGTTTCTGCCAAAAATAAATAAATAATTATTATGAGCAGCCATTCCTACAACTGTGTCGTTACCGTTAGGCCACACAGAGGTTGTATCTAAAGTACCAGCAGAGCCTGAGTTCCACTTGTTTGGGGCATTCAAATCACTCCATTGAATAATGCTTTTATCTGTAGCTGTGTCTACGTTCCAAACACGTCCAAAAGCAGCCATACAGAAGTTTGCTTTCTGTACTGTGCCACTGTAGCCCGGAAGCTCGCTAACACGCCTATACTGCGTTGTAGACAGGCTTGAGTCGAACACCAGAGGGTCATGGCCTATTTGAAAGGCAAAGGCAGCACCTCCAAGGTGACAGATGCTCCAGTTGTCTGCTGTGATGGTAGGAGCTGTGCCACCACCACCATAAGTGATTTCAGTGAGTGTTCCACTAACAAGACGAAACACTTTATTGTTACCTGCACACATTACATACGTAGTGCCGTCATCTCCTATGTGCTCTCCTAATGTACGTACAGCAGCCCCGTCTAGAGCTTCGTTGTATACGTGCTGAGGAACCCAGCCCTTACGAGCACCAACACGTCCAAACTTATCAATGACGCAGTTGTTAGCCACCAGAGCAAAGCCCTGTGCTAAATCAAGGCTACTGTCTTGTGTGTTTAGTCCATAGAAGCCCGGAGCAGAGATTGAATAAGTTTGTATTTGTTGCATTAAACCCACTCCCAACTATCTTCATCTGGGTATCTACTGCTTTCAATAGCAATAGCATCAGACAAAGAGCTTTTATAAATACCGTATGCTTCTGAGTTGCTCAAACCACCATCTTCACCACGCTCCACCAAAGCCATAGCTTTAGCAAGCAGAATTACAGGTTCTTTAGGAACAAGCATTTGGTCGCTATCGGCTACCAAAGCCTCTTGAGGAACATATAGGTTAAAGAAAAGGGTGTAGGCTTTGTCAGGAACAGGCCAAATGTCTACCTGAGCATCTCCCAACGAAGACACACCATTGAAATTATATTCAGAAGGAGCACCAATGGTTGCTGTGATGTTTCCTAGCAAAAAGTTCTCATTCATTTGACGTGTAGAAACCGAACTCAGCGTTGAAGCTGATGTGCTGTCCCAAACGTCAATAACTTTAAACCTATTACCAGTGCCTACCAAAGCATAGTTGAATACAGCAGGAATGGTTACAGCAGTGAGGGTAGCTGTCAGAGCATTCCAGTTGTACGCATCTTCTACTTGTCGTTTAGAATCGTTAACCATTTTTCCAATGATTTTAGACAACACATTCTCGTTGACAGTAGAAACTTCTGGCTCACGCAGACGCACCAGAACATCGTTAACAAGTTCTAGAAAGGAGGGGAAGGCCATTTATTTCTTCTTTGCTTTGTTGGTTGCTGTGCGTTGTCCACGCATAGGCATCTTAGCTTCGCTCATCGCAATTGCAACGGCTTGCTTTTTATTCTTTACTACGGGGCCGTCCTTGCCTGAATGAAGAGAGCCTGCTTTATACTCGTGCATTACTTTTCCCATTTTGGCTTGTGCTTTGGAGGGGGTTTTATTAGGCATTATTTGTCTTCTTTCTTTTCAAGTTTGTCTTCTATTCGACGAAGCATTGTTTTAATTTCTGTTAAATCAGAACGATAGTCTTCGCGGCTAATATATGTCTTTGGCAGGTCTTCACGAAGCTTGGACAAGTCAGATTTAAGTTCTTTCACTGCTGCCCAAAGCTCCCGAGCAAACCAACCAACTACCCCCATTGCTGTGCCAAGAACAATGTTTAGCAGTTGTTGGAATTCCATACTTTCTCCTATTTATCAGCTAGTGCCGTAGTGGTTAGTTCTCGTAGCACCAGCATCAGCATAGGCCACAACATGAGAGCGTATGCTCGATACTCTGGAAGCACAAGCTGCCCTAGAAGGCCGCTATTAGCCTCTACAGCCGTCAGCAAAGCACCTACTAGGGCTACCCAATAGGTTTTGCTTTTAAGGCGCTGAATTAGGGCATTCATGCTGCCCAAGGCAAGCCGCTTTGTTGTACAGGAGCCTTCAGAGCATCTAGCTGGCTCTGTAGCGAAGCTTCTACCACTTCCTTGCCCAAGGCTTCCTGCACCCAGCCCACCACGATGTCTTGCGTCAGGTTTTCATAGGGAATATATGAAGCACCTTCCGTTTGCGTGTAGCTGGTGGTGCCGTAGGTGCTCGCCGAGAGAGTATCCTCTTCAGCGCTCACGTTGTAGTGAACCACCACAACAAAGCCGTCAGAGGTCAGGCGTTCCATTTGTTGAATTGTCCAGAGATAGGTAGTCATGATATTTTCCTTTAAGGTTTAGGGATGCCGAATTGCTCATACGAAGCAAAGGGTTCTGGCTCAAGCGCAGCGACACGTTTACGAAGAGACTGGATTTCGGCAATGAGGTTGGCGATGATTTCGGCGCTGGAGTAGTCCATGCCTTGCATATCTGCGCCGTCCTTGGTGCCGGTGGCTACGGTGGTGCGGGACACCTCCTGAGTTTCGTGGGCGATCAAACCAACGAACGTAGAGCCGTCTGCTTTCCATGTGCCTTCAACAGGCTTCAAGCTGTCAATGTAAGCGCCACTGGTGGTGATGGGGCCAGTGATGTTTTTCAGGCGGTAGTCGGAGTTGATGTTGTACAGAACACCAGTTGTACCGTTTTGGGTAATGGAGCCGATAACACCGCCGTTATAAATGAACTCGGCGTAGGCTGTACCTGAAGGAGTAGATGAGTTGTGCTGATAGTAGATACGCCCATACTGAGGCTGCACCATTACGTTATTAGCATTCGCATAAGAAAGTGTCGTACTCCCCACCAACAAATTCCCACTGGCGTCCAGCGTCATTCGAGTAGTACCAGCAGTAAGTGGATTGCCACCTAATGCGTTTGATTGCTGAAAAACTAAATCACCAAAAGCGTTGAAAGAACCTGCAATAGCCCAATTGCGTGTAGTAGCGAAGGCACTATCCGAATAAAAAGAAACTGCTGGAACCGTAGAACTGCTTTGAACCCGAATTTCAGCGGTGGTGCTGGTGCCCGATACGTGCAGCTTTACGTTTGGCGAACTCGTCCCAATGCCCAAATTCCCACTGGAGTCTATACGGGCGCGTTCTGAGCCGTTAACAGAAAACCCAATGCTATTGCCAGCGGGATTATAAATTCCTGTATTTGTCCAGCCATCAAATGTTAACGAGGGGAGTGCTGCTGATCCTGTGTCTAACAACAACTTTGAACTTATACGAGCAGACCCAATTACCTCTAGCTTATAAGCAGGTGTAGCAGTACCAATGCCCAGCCCTGTGCTGGTTAGGCGCATTTGTTCGGCGTTGGCTGTAAAAAATGTCAGATATTGATCATTTAACCCAATTTGGCGGTTACTCCCACCATCACGAAAATACACAAGACCGCCTGCCGCATGCGTAATGTTTAAGGTGGAATTCGTAGCATCAGTAAACGTTGCTGATGTACCGGCTGCGCTACCTTGAACATACAGCTTTGTCCCATCAAACGTCAGCGCCGTACCCGTGGTAATTACCTTACTGCCATTCAAGTAAGGCACTCCGTTGGCTGTGCCGCCTGAGAATGTGCCGGTGCCAGAGAAGGTCAGGTCAGTAAAGTTGCCGGTATTTGCTGTGGTGGCACCTACAGTGCCTGTTAGCGGGCCTGACAAAGAAGTGGCAGAAATAGCAGAGCCTGTTTCCTTAGCAAGAGGAATGCCTCCAGCGGTAGCTCCGTCATGAACAATAACAGTGTTCTTAGTGGTGTCTACAGTTAGCTCTGCGCTAGCCCCTGTAAATGAAGCGTGTTGAGCAGTTGTGCCTTTACGGCGTTGAACTTGAGTTGACATATTTTTCCTTTAAGGGACAGAACCGTAATTAGTGGAGAAAGTTTGAACAAAATCTGTAATGAAGCCGAAGTCATAAATGGTGCTTGCTACATCAAAGCCTACAGAGGCATATTGTTGAGCATTTGTAGCACTTAAGGCAGCAGAAATAGAACTAGAAGAAGCACTTGCAGCAGCAACTTGCGAAGCAGCTACAGCACTAGAAATAGCAGTTGTTCCATCATAAATCTCTAAAGCATTGTTAGCAGCTGTCGTTGCGTTGTCAGCACTAATTTCTGCTGCATTGGCAAAGCTAGAAGAAGAGGCAGCGCTGTTTGCTGCATTGCTTGCACTGATACTTGCTTCAGAGGCTTTAGTTGTTGCTGTGGCAGCAGAAGCAGCGGCGTTATCTGCTTGGGTAGAGGCTGTAGCTGCGCTGTTTGAAGCGTTTGTGGCACTGGTAGAAGCACCAGAAGCATTAGAAGCTGCTGCTGTTGCGCTGTCTGCTGCGTTGGTAGCTGCTGTGCTTGCTGTGGCAGAATAGCCTGCAATGGTTGCTACGCTCTCAGAGGCTGTGGTTGCTGAAGCAGCAGCAGCAATGGCTGAAGCACTTGCGTTAGATGCTTGTGTAATGGCTGTGTTTCTGTAGGCTCCTGAGCTTGCGGCAGCGTTTACAGAAGTTACAGCGCTTGCAGCAGCCTGTGTAGCAGAGTTCTGAGCAATGGTTTTAGCATTATTTAAATCAGTAACACTGCCATAAATAGACAAAGCACTTGCCACTGAAGCAGCAGCCTCAGAAGCCTTCGTCGTAGCCGTGCCAGCAGAGGTGCTAGAAGAGGTTGCAGAGGTAGCAGCATCGGTCGCACTAGTGGCTGCGTTGGAGGCGCTTGTAGAGGCACTGGAAGCACTTGCCGCAGCAGCAGTGGCACTGATAGCGGCAGCTTGAGCTTGTTGAACAGACAACAATCTAAAATTATTTGACTGGTTAGCACTTGAATTAGCACTCGTTGCAGATGTAGCAGCGTTGCTTGCTTGGGTAGTAGCACTAGTTACGCTAGTGTTGGCTGCTGAGGCGCTTGTAGCAGCGTTTGCAGCACTAGTGGCGGCATTAGTGGCGCTGGTAGCAGCATCCGCAGCATAGCCAGCTACAGCATTAACTGTTGCATCGTCTGTGGCGTCACTAGCGCCTCCTGCTCCACGATAAATACTCATTTAGGTTCCTTCTTTTGTTTGGGCTTTGGTTCTGTCTCTTCTACAACAACATACTCATCATGCTTTAGCATTTCAGTAATATCTTGTTCACTAAGAAACTCATAAACTTGTTTGGTGTGAATACATTGAAATTTCATAAAGCCTTTCCTATATGCTTTTAATAAAGAATAGAGAAAAGGCCGACACCTTGTGAGTGTCAGCCCCTTCAATGCTTAGGCTGGGACGGCCAGAGCAACAGCAGCGCCATCACGCAGCTCTTGAACACCGTACAGGGTGTCTGCGGTGAACAACGTACCCAGATATTCCTGCTTGTATTGAGTTTGGGTGCGAACGCCCATTTGCTCAACCAACACAGCAAAGTCTTTGTGGCCCATCAGAGCAATACGGCAAGCAGTGGTACCCGAAGTCGTATCAGCATTGCTGGTTACAAACACAGGCACGCCGTACACGTTACCAACTTCACCGTTACGGATGACGTTGTTGCCACCAGCTTCGCCAACGAAGGCTTGCTCGGTGAAACGTGCAATACCCATCATGGTGTTGCGGCTGGAAGGAGGAACCAACAAGAAGCGTCCGTCCATAGGCACGTCTTGGTCGTCAAGGCGTTGAATGGAACGACGAATAGCAATGTCGGTGATAGCAGCCAAGCCAGTGTTGGCAGCAGCCACATAAGCGGTGGTGCCGTCAGCGCCAGAGAAGGCACCGGAGTAGGCAGTGGTGCCGCCGCCGCCGTTAACGCCACGACCCAGAGCAACCAGATCGCTGTCAACTTGACGAGCCAAGGCATAACCAGCATCTTCCGTGTAGAAGCTACGCAGCGAAGACAGGGCTTGCGTTTCCACAATGTCTTCGATCAGGCGGCTATACTCGTAGTGCTTGTTGATGGTTGCAATGATTTCGCTTTCAGTTGCAGCAATCAGATTCACCTGAGTGGAAGCAGCTTTCAACGAGGCAGAGCCACGGGTGGGAGCAGGAATGTGAACGGTGTCACCTTTCTTGCCTTTGAAGCTCATCTTCTTGATGAGGTTCGCGAGAACCAGATTCTTCTGGTAAGAAGCAATAATTTCATCCGACCAAATTGCGGGGATGAAAGTTGCAGCAGTAGTCTTAGTGACGTGAGCGGTACCGAGAGCCATATTTTAATTTCCTTTTAATAATTTACTTACACCGCGACAGGAGCCGAGGCTTGTCGAGGCGACTATTTAACCCTGCCCTCGTTGTATGCAGCCATAATGTCATCAGACAAGGCTTCATAGCGTCGAGGGTCAGTCATGCGTAGCCGAATGAGGTCTGCACGACGATAGATTTTCTGAGAAGACTCGCCAGTTCCACCAGTGTCCACAGACGCAGCTTTGAGGCTTTGTTTAAGGGCTTGTGACCCATCTGCCTTGCTTTGTTGTGCTTTCACTGAACGAATTTGTTTAAACGTAGAAAGAAGTTCATCAGCAGAAGCTAGATCGTAGTTTGCATCAGCCTGTGCGTACATATTAAGACGCACTGGAGAAGCCTTCACCCAATCAATAAACTCTCCGTCCTTTACAATTTCTGCCATATCAGGGTGCTTTTTATTAAGCATTTCCTGAGTGCGCATTTGTCGCATTTCCTGTGCTGCTTGTTTAGCTGCAAGCACATCGGGATGTTTATCTACTGCATTGCGAACTGCCTTCTTTGGGTCTTCAAAGAAATCAATTTCGTTTTCTTCTTGTACAGGCGATTGTTGTTTCGTGGAGAGTTGTTGTTTAATGAGGTCGTCTGCCAGCCTACGAACTTCACCTACTTCTTGTGCTTGTCGTCCAATAAGCTTCTCAGCCTCTTGGTGCATATGCACAATGTCCTCAAGACTCTTGCCCGAATATTTATCGGGAATCTTAGGCTTTTCAGTTTCAGCAGCTACGTTAGTAGCTCCGTCTTGGTTCGTAATGTCGTCAAAGCTTTCATCGCCCAGTTCTTCATTTTCAATAAATGCCATGTTTACCTTTCATCCTGCCCGTAAGGGGTTTTAGGATATTTAAATATGAATCCAGATTACGCATTAGCTGCGGCTGTCTTCTGTTCTTGTTTAAGCTTTTCAGCTCGCTTTTTTACCCACTTGTCAGCAGCACCGGGGAACGCACCAGTGATGCCCTCCAAGGCTATGCGTGGAGTGGATATTTGTCTAATGGCTTCAGCCCCGCATTCTCTGCATGGTGCAGTACGGATAACATCGTCCACTAGTTGGTCAGAAATGTGTAAATTGCCACAAATAAACTCAAACATTCGTTTCATTTTGAATTTCCTCGTAAACTTCTTCGCACATTGCCTTCCGTCCTAAAATCAAATCAATAATATCTAGTTGTCCCTGACGAAACTTCAATTCTTGTTCTGTCTTAACTACGTAAATGTTATTAATGTTGGCTTTAAGTTTGTTAATGTCCTCAATGAAAGCTGCCCATCCGGGCGTAGCCATCGTTGAGAACGTGTCTTCGTAATATGTTTGCAACCCTTTATCCATATAGGAGAGTCCTTTCGTTTATTTCTGTTTATTTGCCATTTGCATTGCAGCAATGCGTTCGTTAGAAGCTGAATCGCTGGCTTTCAAATTAACTACCTTCTCTTTCAGCATCAAATCTGCCAATTTAAGACGTTTCTCGAAGCTGTCTCCTTGGTCGAGGTTCGTGGCTGCTGCTTGCACAAGCTTCACACGGTGCTCTTCAGGGATGAGTTGAGCCTCAATTTGCGTCTTTTGGGCATCTGCTGCCTTAGACATTGCACTAGCCTTCAAGTCGGCTGTTTGGGCCTCTACAAGCCCTGCTTGAGCCTGTTGCTGCGCCTGTTGTGCTTCTTGAGCTGCTGGGTCAGGCTGGCTCATCTTCTCAAGCGTAGCCATAAGCTCTGCTCGGTTAGACAAACTGCTGTTAGACAAGATGCCCTTAAGGAGCACAGGAAGTACAGGAGTATTTGGCCCCAAAGTTTGCAACAAACCAATTAGTTGTTGTTGTTCAAACTCACGAGCAAGAATACCAAGGGTAGCTGTTGGAAGGAAGACAACATCTACAGAGGGATAACGCTCTGGATCAAACTGCATATAGCGATAGGCAGCTTTGTAGATGAAAGGAATCATGAAGTCTTCTTGGAAGTTCACCAATGTACGCTTGTACTTCTTGATGATGCCTGCCATAGCCATTGACATTCCCTGCTGTCCGCCTTCACGAGGAACATTAGAAGGAAGACCAGCGCTATCCACTGTTCCTGTGGCCTGCAACAACATACGCTCAAAGTTCTGAGCTGCTGCTGGAGCATCTTGAGTTGTTTGTCCGAAGTGGAAGGGGAAGAGAATCTCTGCTGGAGGGCCGTTGGTGAGAATAGCCTTACCGGGCTTAATCTCAAACTTAGCGCCCCGTGGAAGCCTCGTAGCGTCCATAGCCATCATAGGGGCCGTGGTGAGCGCTACGGAGTCCATATGAGCCCTTAGCTGGCCGTCAATGGCCTTCTGCATATTGTAGGCTTTCTCCACCGTACCACGTCCATGAAAGCGTCCCGGCACCGTATCGTCTTGATAGGCCAGCACAGGGCGGTCTTTCATCATGTACGGAGAAGCTTCAGCTTTAAGCAGCATGTTGTCATTAGCAATAATAACAATGGCTTCTACCAGCTCGGCATAGTCGTCAGCAAGACTGTCTTCCGGAAAGAGGTCTACTACTTCTTCTCCATCATTCTCTAGCTGTTCCAAATACTCACGAGGAACAAGGCCGTAATAGGTGATAACCTTTACCTTGTCGTCTTTGAAGTTTGTAAGCTCTTGCGTAGCTTCGAGGGAAGTGTCGTCGTAGGTAGATTGAATGTCCACCTTGCGGTAGGTACCCTTCTCCATACCAGCAACAATTTGATGAATAGAAACGTAGCGCTCAATTGCCACGCCCATTGCTTCTTCAATTGTTTCAGCGTTAGGGTCAATGAGGAAGTTCTTGGGGTTGATTGGTTTAATTGAAACACTGATGCGTGTTCCTTCTTCTACACCAATGGCTGCTTGGCCTTGTACGCCCGGCATACGTTGCGTAGCGGGCTTCATGCTCTTCACTTCTTTTACAACCACCTCACCAATGCCTGTACCATAAATCTCAGCCATGAGTTCAATATGGTCAATGCTTTTCTTGATTTTATCTCGTTTAAAATCTTCCATCAGTTGAGACTTAAGCTGCTCAACGTCCATGGGGTTGCCGTCTACATCCTTAATGTCGTCTTGAATGTCAAAGAATTCTCCTTGACCAAAGATGGCTTCTACGATTTCAGCATGACGTGTCTCAACTGCTTGTTGCGTAGCAGGGGAGATGATACGGCTGCGTTCGCTGTCACGGGTTTTATCTTCAGCAGCCCATTGTCCACGGAAGATGCGTTCATACTCTTCCCATGCAGACATATAGTTGGTGTCACGGTAGTCGCGCCACCGCTCAACGTGAGAGAAAACCCACTCAGTGAGTTCTTTATCACTATCTGTTGGTTCTTGCCATTCAGGAGCTGTATCTTTTTTATTGGATTTCATAGTTATTGTGTTTACTTAAGTTGTAAGCAGCCGGAACTACTCTTAAATTTGAAGGAACATGGAAACCGCTAACAGCTTTCCCTTGTAATGGAATTACATGGTCAACATGCCATTTTTCTCCACTGTGTTTTGAACGCATTGCTGCAAGAGAATATAGACACTCAATGTATAGATTATCAAAAGGAGTTAACCAAGCAGGTGTTCTTTGTAATTTAGAAGCATGTCTTTTGCGTTGCAAACTTGTTAATTTAGACTGTTTTACTGAAGCATATTCTTTTTTATACTTTTTCAAGGCGTCTTTATTTTTATTTTTCCACGCTGTTGCACTAGCATATTTACATTCTTTACACCAACTATGTAAACCACCGTTTTTCTCTGAGCCATTTTTTGGAAACTCAATTAAGGACTTAACTTCCTTACATTTAGAACAGGGCTTAGTTTCCATATGTTTCCTTATTTGTTACCACTTAGTTTTGTTAGCCCAGTAGGCAGCACTCATCTTGCCTTTAGCAATGTTCTGTGCGTGACGTGCTTTAAAGGCTTCGTTACGCTTAGAACCGTCAGGACTTCCTACAGCTCCTTGTTGACCAAAACGAATGGTTTTAACTTCGTCGCCTTCTTTGGCTACGACAACATGGCTTTTAGTTGGATGAGAAGGCGTTGCTTTAGGTTTGTTATACCCGCTTACACCTGCCTTTTCAAGGCGAGAATCTTTAGTTTTCATTTAGTAGCCCGCAATAATGTCCATTGTTTCGTATTCCTCGTCTTCGTAGTCGCTTTGATACGTAGAGATGGCAAGCTGGTCAACATACGCCAAGCTGTCAAGCAAGTCGTCATGCACACCAGCCGTAGGAAACATTAAGTATTGGTCGACAAACTCATCCCAATCTTTGTCTTCATTGAGAGAAATGCGTCCATGTTCAAACCTTCCTTGAAGAGCCCAGACCACCCTGTCTGTTTTCTTCTTGTTTCCGTGTGTAAGGTTTTCAATGTGTGTATATACATTGTTCTTACGCATCAGGTCTTCAAGGTAGTGCATCACTGCATTCTTCAAAGCTCCACGCTCAATGCCAGTGGCAATGGGTTGATGCTCTTTCACAGCAAGAAGAATTTTAGAAGCTGTTTCTTTAATGTCCCAGCGCCCGTGAATAATGTCCTTAATCCACCAATTGCCTTCATCTGTAATTTTAGCAATGGTGATGGCTGTTTCGTCTAGCCGCTTCTTAGAAGCAGACGCTTGCTTGTTCACTTCTTCAAAACCAGCAAGGTCAATGGCAATTACGTAGCTGCCATACTGAGGCTCTTCTTCATACTTGAGCCATTCTGTTTTAAACAAATCACTACCAGCTGTATCGAAGCTAGACAAATATTCCTGCTTAAATGCAAAGGTGCTCAACGTGCGTTTAGCTGCTGCAACTTCCTTTGGATCAATTGTTTCGTTGTCTTCAGTGGTGAAGTGCCAGCTGCGCCATTCTTCGTCTTCTTCGTCCCTTCCTAGCTTGTAAACATCGTAGAACCAATTGCGTCCGCTAGGGGTGCTAATGAAGAGAGCCCGGCCCTTTTTGTCAGACAAGGCTGCACGAATGATGCGTTCCCATACATCTTGCTTTATATATGCGCTCTCGTCCATAACCACATAGGTTAAAGACACACCACGCAAACTGTCAGGATTGTCTGCACCACGTACAAGAATTTTACGTCCGTTGACAAGGGTGACCTCCAAATTATTAATATGCGAGCTTTTAATTACAGGGCGTCCAAGCTCGTGGAGCAAGTCCCAGATAATTGTTCGTGCTTGGCCTATGGTAGGCGCTACGTACATCACTGAAGAGCCTTCAGGGCAGTTCAGAGCCTCTATGAGAAGGGTTACGGCAGAAAGGCGGCTCTTGCCACATCGGCGGCCTGCTGCTACCACTTTGAAGCGGCTTTTGTCAGCAAACACCTTTTGTTGCCACTTGAGAAGGGAGAAGTTAAGTTCTGTCATACGTCCACCACGTCATCTGTGCTCACTAGTGGGGAAGACAAACCAGTGATGTTAATGCTAATCTGCGGCATTGAACCCCCGTTCTTAGCAGCTTCAAAAGTGCTTAGTGGCAACAATCTGTCGATCGACATTTTTATGGCTGCCATCTGGCCGGGGTGCTCATCGTCTAGCGCAATGGCAATCATCTTGTCAAGAATGCGGGTTCCGCCAGTGGCAAGGAGCCTTTGTTTAAATTCTTCTATTCGTCCTGCATCTCCAACGGGCCTACCTATTTTTCCCTTGGTTCTATTCTTTACTGCTACAAGGTCGGCCTTTGGAGGACGCCCCTTACCTCGCATCTTTGGTTCTAATGAACCCATTGTTTTAGTAGGGGAAGACAAACCAATGTTTGTTTGTTGTTCTGTTTCCATTTGTCTTTTTTCCTTTCAGGAAGACAAAAGCTTTAGCTTTTCCATTAAAGGCTTAATGTACATTAAAGCCACTAAAGTTTAATTATTTATGTTTAAACATAATTTGTTAAACATTAGAGGCATTAAAGAAATACATCCTTAGTGAACTTCTTTGTCTCTATAGTACTATTGTACCACACAAACTACTTGACTTGCAAGCAGTAGACGTAAAAATAGTTAAGAAATCTGCTATTTTTTGATGTTCATCAGCTGTTCCATCGTTTTTGATGCGGTTTGCTCTCCATGACATAACCACAACATTGCCTTTGATGTAACCCTTGTTGTTGTCAATACGGTCAAAAGACACACTGCTTTCTGTACGTGAAGGACAAAAGTAGTCAAGTTCTAAACCAAGGACAGGACAAACCAAAGGCCGACCTTGTAGCAGTAAAGAATAGAACCAAGGGAAAAATAGGTAGGCCCGTTGGAGATGCAGGACGAATAGAA